CATCTGTTGTGGGTAAAGATTTATTAGCAAGAGAAGTTATATCATCTTCTATCTTATCTAAAACTTTTGTAAGTTCTTCGTAATATTCAGCTTCAGCAAACTCAATTTGTTTGATTCGATAAGCTGTCATTTCTTGGGTAATATCTGCCATAAACTTTGTCTATCATAAAAAAGTGAAAAACTCAAAAAAGCTTTTTCTTTATTTTTTTTTACTTACTGCCAAGCCACTTATTTTTTGCCACAATTCACTTTGCTAGATTCTAGAGCATTCCGAAAAAGTGCGTGTGGTATAATAGGGTATGAATAAAAAATTATACATTAAAAAAAATATTCATAGAAAGGAGGTTGATATGGCTAGAGATAAAAAAATAGATAGACGGCTTGTTGGGAACTACGATAAACAAGACAAGCAATTTTACTTCCTTATTCAAAAGTGGAATGGCGAAACTTATGAAACAGTCAGCACTTTTGAAGCCGAAAGATGCGAAGTAAATGGTCTTAAAGACCAATACAAAGACCGCTAAAAAGTAAGGGGAACGATAGCAAGTTCCCCTTTAAAAATCAAACAGATTCTTCTTCTACTGTTTCTTTCTCAACTTCGTCTTGGGTAAATTCGCCTACCTCTGGTTTCGTATCTATCTCGTCAAAGATAATATTTAGTTTTTCGTTATCATCCACCACAGCCCTAGCAATTTCTTTATCAATCTCTTTGACTAATGTAGGAGATTTAACATTGATGGCTTTGGCTTGTTGGTAGAACATAAGGTCGGTTGAGTAATCTCTTATGTTAAATGAATCAGGGTAGTTTATTTCTCCATCAAATTTTGTGTTTTGGAATAGGGCATAGATTCTAAATAATTGTTCCTCTGCTATTTCCAAGTTGTCAGCTTTTTCGGATAGTCTTGCATTAAGTAATTCAAATTCTGTTTGTAAAGCGATGCCTGATGATACTTGTGTCTTGGTAGTTCTAACTGAACCGGTATGGGCTATTCTATTAATGGATTCTACTTTCTTTGTAATCGAGTCCATAATAGATTGTAAGTTTTGTCCTGATGGCTGTAATAGATAAGGTTTAAGATTAGGTTCAATCTCTTCCGGCATTTCTATTATTGCACCAGCACCAGCAGAAGCATTAACCGATGGAGTCTTAACTAACGAGGGATGATTTGTTAATCTAATCAACTGTTCTATTTCAGAGAACTCGTTGTAGATAGCTTTTTGCAAATCAGCTATATCAGTTAAGTCAGATTGACCAATCCCTCTCTTGTGCGATTTGGAATTGTATAAGATAACTGCTGGTATCTTGCCAATCTGATTATCGGCAGTATCTATCAGTTTCGGTTCTGTTCCTTTTGGGGAAACATAGATGGTATCAATCCTGTCAGGAAACCAAAGTCTTATATAGCTTCCTCCATCTTTATCTACTTCTTCTCGCACTTTTAAATAATCCAATGAGTATTTTCCATTCACTTCTCTTTTGAAGTTCCAATCTAAAACATTTTCAGGAGTTACAATGGAAAGGTAAGGTCTTATGTCTTGTGCTAACTCATCGGCTTTGGTGTTAGTCGTTACTTTCGGTTTGTCTAAAATTAAAAAACAATGACCATAGATCGCTGAATAATTTTGTGCTTGTTGAATAACAGAGTCAAAATTGTTGCCATCTAAATCAGTATCTTTTAAAAAATTTTCTAGACTTGCTTCATTAGCCATATCTCCAAATTCTCTCGTTGGCTTAACCCTAAAAAGAAAAGATGAGTAGATTTGAATAATGTTTTTACAATGATTATCGCAAGGAGTATTTAAAAGTCTTTGATTGAACTCGTTATCTAATTCTAAATTGTAACGATTAAGATATTGACCGACTTGATAATCAAATCCTCCATTATAACTTCTAATGAAATATTCCCAATGATTAACAGTTTCTTTGTAATCTTTATGAGTATCGAGTGCCTGATCTTTCGTGTATGCCATATCTTCTTTGTTTTTTAATATTCCATCTTTCAGGAATACTGAAAGGTGCTTGTAAAGTCAAAGGTTTGATGTAATCAATCAAGTAACCTAAAGCATCGTTCATGTGATCAAAACCCTCTTCCTTATCCGGAATATTTGTGTTCTCCTTGTATATTTGTCTTTGTAATCCTTTTATCAATGTTTTGCAATTATTACTAACGAAAATATGTCGTTTGCCTAAAGAATCTTTGAGTCGAGAATTAACTGCATTGACTCGATCTCGTACTGCTGGATGTTTGTGTTTTACCTTAACTTTGAAACCAGCATTTTGTAAAATACTTAAATCTGTTCTACCTCCAGCACTTGTTTTTCTTTGACGACAAGCTGGATCAGGATAAATAAATATTGGAATCTTTGTGCCATATCTATCGTGTATTTCTTGGCACATTTCATCAGTATTACTTGAATAAATAACAATTTCATCTAGGAAATAAACCTTATCCTGTTCAATTTGTGCAACACAAGCTGACATGGGATCAACATTAAAATCAAGTCCAATATGTAAGGGTTTCTTCCAATCAATTTGTTTATCAATACTATTCTCGACTGGATGAAAGTTATAATAAACAGAACCAGCATAGTTCTCAAATGTTCCCTCAAACTCTTGTCTAAAAGTTCTAACATCTAAATCCATTTGTGCTTGTTCAAGTTCTTCCTTATTAACCATACCACCTTGCAATGTAGTAAATTGAAAACTCTCCCATTCCTTATCTTGCTTTCCTTTAAGATACATTTCATAAGACCAGTTTCCATATCCTCTAGGAGTACCGGTAAATAAAACATCGCCTAAAGTATCTGCAATGGAAGCCCTTAAAACTTCAAACCAAGTACGTTTATCTATATCGGCAAACTCATCTAATATTAAAAAGTTAATTCCTGTACCTCGCAAGGCATCAGGTTGGTCTGCTGATTTTAAGCTTATGGTACTATTAGATTTCTTGATTCTTACTGTTAGATTTGTTTCGTTTAAATCCTCTATCCAATTAAACTCGTTTAAAATAACTTTTAAATTAGACCAGCATATTTCTTTAGCCATCTTATAGGTGGGTGCAACATACCAAATATTCTGCAAGGGCTTTGTTGCATACTTCATCATCTCTGTAATACAGAGATACGTTTTTCCAAATCTTCTACCTGATATTAAAACTCTAAATCTCTTTTTCGATTGACTTACTTGATGTTGGGCTTTTGTCAGAGTTATCTTCATTACACCAATATTTAACAATTAATTTCATGTTTTCAAAGCGAATAGGATCAGTTTCAACAACCTTAATAGTGACTTCTTGACCTTTTTTAACACATCCTATCCAACTATCTATCGGTTTATGGTCAGTTAAGGGTGTAAAACATTGACCAGTTATCATAGAGCATATTTGAAAGACCATGACATACTTAATCATCATCATCTTCTTTAGGTCTTACTTTGCCAAAAATAATCTTGTAATTGAACTTTACAGAATCTTCAAATTTACCATCAGTTGCTAATGGCTTTCCAGTAACTCCTATGGAGTGTCTTGTATTTTCACAGCCACCTATGGCTAAAAATAAACAACAGAATAAGAATATGGTTACATATCTAATCCATCTATGTGTTTTCTCCATTTTTTGTCTTTCCCTCTTTCTTCTGCGAAGAAACTGTAATGTTCTGAATTTCATCGCCTCTTACCATACCACCTACGTTTTTTAAGAAACCAAACATACGATTTATTCGTTGTTCTCCTTTTTCTTCTTCTTTTTGTTCTTTCTCTTGTCAAGTTTTTTCAAGTTTCGTTTAACAAAATTTGTATTCTTCTTTATCTGTTTCGATAAAACTTCTTGTCCTTGTTGCAGCTTAAATACTTGTTCTTTCATATTCCAAGTTTCTTTTAAGTTCCAACCGACCAATGCAATAAGGGCGGCAAGAGCAAGTCCAACAATCTTATCTTTTAAGTCCATGTTAATTACAGTTGTTTTTATCTAGGTCTATTGGTTTATCTTTATAAAACCAAACCCAGCTACTTAACTTTGTTCCATCTTGGGTATAAGTGCATTTCTTACCTACTGAACAGGCACTTACAGCAAAGAGTAAAGCTAATACTAAACATATTTTTTTCATAGTTCTCCTTTTATTGGCATGACTCACATTCGCCAGTATCATCAATAACTAATCCACCATTTTCTGCACCAGCATATTCGTAAGTTAAATCCTGTGCTTTACTTTTCGCACACTCACAAGATTGACAATTACAAATGCCTTTAGCTTCAGAGTGTTCACTCACACTACAATGGCAGTCACAATTACATTTCTTACAATTATCCATACTGTCCTTTATACATAAATTTGAAATAATATTCTAACTTTTTATGACTTCCACCAAATAATTCCCATACCTAGAATACCGGCTAACCATATCATCCATATATCTTGTGCTATAAAAATAAAGTTTAAAACATCTATGAGGTCTGTCCAAAACATTTTTAATTATCCATACATTCCACAACAACTGAACTTATCCATAAAGAAATAGTGATAAATGCTAAACCCTATGGCTATTCCCAAACTTAAACCGATTAATAAAGCAATAAAGAAAAGCAAATATTTTTTAAACACCAATACTATTTTGTATATCCTGATGAATCATATTTATCTTTAACTATTTTAACTACTCTATATCTTCCAGTATCTTTATCTTTTTCAATAATAGCATCTACTTCTCCACATTGCATACGCACATTTTCAGGATTAACACTTCGTTCTACTGTTCTTTTTGACTTTAAACATGAAGACATTTTTTGATCTTGAATATAAGTATGCTCAATAATTCCACCTTGATAGAACATACACAAAACTATTACTCCACTAATGATTGTTTCCATTACTAAATGTCCTTTGTTTATCTTTTAATTTTTCTACATCTTTCTGTAATTTTTCAACTGCTTTTTCTAATGCTTTTATATTTACATCATTATGTAGCATATC